GTCTTCGACAATTAAGGCACGTTTCTTAGCACGACTAGAACCTAGACGAGCAAGCTGAGAGGCATGACCAGTGGATCTAACGCCGGACTCCCCTTTGCCAGATAACACGTTACTGATTCCAGAAACCTCAGAAAACATATCATCAATTTCATGCAACACCTCAAACAAGTTGCTTGGCATTTCGGGAGCAAGACGCTCAACTTTTGCGTTAGGCATATCCGACGCAAGCAAACCACCTGCTTTGTTCAGTGCAAAATTCTTTTCATCAAGGATGCCAGTAAAGCCTGACAATGCTGTAGGGGGCGATACTTGCTTGGATAATATATCCAACACTTCAGTCATGCGATTGTTACGCAAACCTTGCAAGAGCATAAGTTTTTGTACTTCAGATTGTCCCCAGAAATAATCGTACTGTGGGTTGGGGCAAATCTGCACAAAGGGGCATTCGCCTTTAAGGAAGAGTGATGCACCGGGTCGGTCATAGATGATGACATCTGGTGACGCAATGGTGACCACTTGGTAATCCATTGTTTCATCGTTCCACACCCATAGTTCTTGCATCTCAATGGTTTCTTCAGCAACACGGGCTTGATAGCGATTCATGCCATACAAGTCCAACTCGACGTTACCGTATATCGTTGGATTGGTTGCCGATAAGATGACACGGGCAACACCATCGCCGCCGTTCGCACCATCATTGGTTGTGTTGCGTATACCGCCTGTCACACGAGCAACAATACTCTCACGCTTGGGATGTGAGTAGAGTCGTGCATACAATTCTGATTTGGTGATGTAGTAACGCTGACAGATTGCTTCTTGTCTGTCTGTGTACGGTGTATCTTCACGCAATACACCCATTGCACCTGGTTCAATCATGTACGGATGGATACCGTTGTTCTGAACCAATTTAATGAACGTAGTGTTATACACCAAAGACCAAGTAAGCGCAGTAGAAAAAACTTGGTCTGCGTTGCTATTTAGCCACTCATCATTGAGTGCGCTTGTCAGTGTTGGAGTCTTTCTTTGTTCGGCAACAGGTACAGATGCACCAAGTGCGATAGAGAACCGTGTGGTTTCAGCGGAATAAAGAAAAGAGGTGAGTTGGTCAATGTGCGGATGAATCTTGTTGAAATAGGCAGGAGGTTCTTCCGATCCTGCCCCAAACAAGTAGTAAGAGCGTAAAACCCGGTAGTCCTCTTTACGCTCCTCCCTTGAAACCATGCACTTTTGTGCTAATTCCAGGTAGAAATTTTCACGTTCGTCATGGTTTGGTGGGATTCTCATGTCTTAATCTTTAGTCCGTCAGGGTCTTGCATGGTTGCACGAGGGTCTATTCTAGGACCATTATTGATCCCCGCATCCCTCGGTGTCAAGCCCACAGACTCACCTCTGACTGGTTGAGCGAACTTTCCGGCTAAGACTTGCGCCATATTCATCCCTTGGAAGCCACCGCCCCAGATTGCTGCGTCACCAGCACGGGCTTCTTGCGGGGCTTGCGGCGTTTCGGCTGCGGCTTTGCCTTTGCGAGGTCTGCCTCTCTTTTTGGGCGTGGCGTACTTCTCTGCGTCTGCGTATTCTTTTTCGGTGAACTTGTTGTTGCGGGTGAGGTAGCCGCTTTGGTTCTCGCCTTCTTTGGTGGACTTGATGTCAGACATTCCGAATTCGCTGGCAAGCTGCTTAAGTTGTCTGTCGGCAGCTTTAGACTTTTCACTCTTAAACCCAGGAGCCTGGAGAAAAACTTGGAGAACATAATCGGTACACCCCTCTGGACAAATTGGTTCAAAACCTTCAAAAAAGCCATGTTCCTGGCATTTGTAATCCCTTAGTATCCTAGACATTTACTTTATCCCCTAATTGATCGACTAGGGTTTCCCCGTAGTCGGCACGGTTAACAATTCCAATCTTCAATTTGATTTGGCTATCAACAACTTCTAGCCCATAGCCACGAGCTATCCTTGGTTTGGCAACCTTACGGTACTCCAAGAATTTGGTGTTGTCTTGGTTTTTCATAATAGCGACCTCGCCATTACGCCAAGCATTCCAACCTTTTGAGACTCTGCGCTGCATGGTTTCGTTCATAGGGTAGGTTTTATCTATGAACATCAATCGAAATGTGGATATAGGCACACCACAGAGTTCGCAAAACATATTAATACCGATACCACGGTTCGGGTCGGCAACGAACCGATCCATAATCAACTCTAATTCGGCTTTAGATAGGACGGGTATTGCCACCGTAAATACCTATTTGCTTGAGATAGTTTGATACGTTCTTACCCATTGCCACTTCTTCAGGGGTAAGTTCCTCTTGCTTCTTGCTGATGTCTTTAGAAATGCGTCTGCCAATGAGTTGAGGCTGTACTTGTTCTGCGTATGCAGCAGCAGCCAGGGCTGACGCAATGACTCGATCATCCTTGTTGCGCCCAGAGGCTTCAATTGCGCCCCCATCACGAACAACAGTCTTCATCTCTTCAATGGTTTCCATATCAAAGATGTCCATCATGCCACGCTCAAAGTAGTCTTTCATGTAGGAGAGCATTCTCTCTTTGGTCGCAGAGGTGGTGAGCCAACCCATCGAGGCTGACATCCCGCCTAATGAGTCGTTCTTTCTCCAGATGTAGTTGGTCATTGAGCCATAGACGTTCATCAAATCTGATCCCATTTGACCGCCCATAGACGCTGCAAGACGTTTGAGGTTACGCAACTCGTTAATGACGGCTTGACCTGGACCATTGACTTCAAGGTTAAGGGTTGAGTTCTTGTATGCGCCAGCAAGGTGAGCAATCACCCATGCGAACTGATAGGTGTTCATTTCCGACGTTGCGAATGCTGCGACTTGTTCGAGTCCATCGGAATAAGCTCTGTAGACTTGAATGCAAAAACGATCAGCCCAATCAGAAGAGCCGTATGCAGGATCAGCCCCAATAACGTAGTAGGCTGTGTCAATCGGTTCTTCCCATACCTTAAGGGTCGCAAGTCGTTCGGTGGACTTGAGGACATTGGTGTCTTGGAAGTTTGCACCAAACAGATAGCGGTAGTAATCCGGTGTGGTCTTTTTAGCGATTTTGGCAGCATCAGTACACCTTGCGTTAGAGAAGTAGGATGTGCCTGTCATTACGAAGGCGTAGTCTTCAGTGGGAGGAAATTCCTGATACATGAGGCTATCGTCCTTGATGCCTTCAAAAAGTTTCCAACGCCACCAGGCGATTTGACGAGAATTGATCTCTACGTTGTAGAGTTTCTTAATATCACGCACCCACTCTTTCTCTTCACCTGTGAGTTTGCCATCCCAGTAGACTTTGTAGGTTTGTCCATTGGGGTCTAGTGAATACAACTCATTGCGCCACCAGCCACAAAAAATAGCTCTTTGTGTTCTAGCCCGTTTAGCTGTCGTATACATATCGTGAAACATATTGAACCCACGGGCAGTAGATTCAAAGATGTACATTCGCATTGGGTTGGTTTCAGCAAGCGAAGCCAGTAGGGAAGCAAGACCTTCCTCATCACCCCAAGAACTTGTTTCTGTTCCATGTAGAAAGGTAATTGCTTTGCCACGACCTAGTGTTCCTTTTGAACGAGTTCCTGCCACCTGATAAAACAATCGACTGCGGTTCTTCAAACTCATCTGAGTACGGTTGTGAGCAATCAGAGGAATCTTGTATTCCTTGGGTAACCCATCCATGTACATCGCCAAGGTTGAGCGAAACATATCTCTGTTCTCTTCCGTATCCGTTGTCAATGTTCCCTGAAGACCAGGGTTAACAAAGTGCCAATACAGATCGAGGGCAAGAGAGATGGTGGTGATACCAAGTTGCCGCCCTTTGAGGATCGTGAAGAAATGAACGTCTTCCTCTAAGCCTTTAGCAATCTCACCCATGACATAGGTTTGAGTACCTAATAGCTTATCCATCTTCTTTAAGCCATGCTCTTTGGTTTCAATCTTGAGCTGTCGGCAGAAGTGATAAAACTGTTGAAGATTAAAGTTACTCATAGTTCCCAGTTAGCAATAGCACTTCTGACCTTTGTATCTCTCGCACAGGCGATTAATTCCTTGTACTGCAACTCAGAGTATGTCTTTTTCCAATAGGCTGCTAGAGAGCGTTTCTGAGCCTTGGTTCTGCAAAGACAGGCAGCATACATCTGAGCCTTAAAGTCTTTCCTTGTTGCCAGTAATTGTTCACTGTATTGATTTATCAAGTTTGGCAATCGTCATTCTCAACGTATCAATTTCTATCTGCGCCTCAGTCAGTAGTCTAGTAGACTCCGCATGAACTCGCATCAACTCTTTAAACATCTGTTCCTTAGACATCTGCCACACCAAATCCAAATACTTGTTCTTCTGAACCTGGTCTGGTGGCTCTACATATGTGATGTCATGTCCGTTAGCTTCAATACTCATCTAGTTCCCCACCAAAATAAACGTATAAGGTCTTAGCAGCCTCATAGACCGCTTCATCTACTTCCTCGTTCTGGTCATCCTCAAGCAAATCCATCACCTCTTCTAGACGGCAAAGCATTAACTTGTCAACCAAGCTATTTATTCTGTCCTCCATAACCTCTCTCCCGTTCGGTAGACAAACTGTTACTCAGTTCGCCAAACTCTAACTCCATTGTTCTCAGTACGAGCAACAAACTTCCATCCCAATTGCTTACCAACCCGATAGTTCCCATTGCATATCTGATTCAGCTTACCGTCAGGTACAAAGAATGAATCACCTACTTCCATAATCTTATATGGGTACTTGTTCCTAATAATACTCTTTGGTACATCTAACCCTTTCTCTACTGTGAGCATATCTACTCCTTTAATGAATTGTGCAAATAATAGCATAAACCTGATTTTTTTTTGGGGGGATATAGGAATGGGGCTACCCCCTACAGCCCCCTAAACCCATTCCATTGCCAGGGTGACTATCGGTTCTGGTGTAAGAATAGATAATATATATATATAGGGTTTATACTTATACCCATACCCTTTGTAAGGTAGTTGTAAGGAAGTAGTATGGCATTACGTACTTTAGTAACAATCCTTAATCCCTTAATAGATTTATATATAGGATATATAACCACTAATATAGATATATATATTTATAGACAACTACTATAGATGTATATAGTTTATTTATAAAATCTATATCTATATAAATATATAGTCCTAAGTATTCCTTACTGTTATATAAGTATATAGTGTTTCACGTGAAACAATTACTCAATAGATTAATGCTATCGCCTAGATGAATTGATTAAAAAATACAATGAAGAAAGTATTTGACAACATGATTAATTGATGTATAATTCTATTCATGCAGTCACTCAACAGCTGCATAACTCAACAAACTAGGGGCTTACAATGTTAGAACTAATCAAAATGCTTGCAGTGATTTTTAGTCCGATCTGGTGTGCTTTTGCATTCATGGCCATATGCAGTCTACTGTTTAAAGCAATCGACGCAATCAAGCAATAATCACCACCAGGGGGGACGCCCCCTGTTCTCTTATCTCAACATAGGGGTTTATCATGGTTCGTATATCTATTACCTCAAAGCTTGACGGGATTCGCTCTTGGTCACTACTAGCACGTACGCATTGTCCTGCTAGCATTGAAAATGGTGAATTAGTTGATGCTTGCAAGGGTTGTTATGCAGTTAACGGGAATTATCGTTATCCGAATGTAAAAGCGCCCAGGATTGAGAATGCCAAAGACTGGCAAAGACTATCTTGGGTTGATGATATGGTTCAAGCTTTACAGAATGATCGCTATTTTAGGTGGTTCGATTCTGGCGATATGTATGCATTACCGCTAGCAGAAAAGATTCTTGAAGTAATGCAGCGTACACCTTGGGTTAGTCACTGGTTGCCGACCAGAATGCACAAATTTCCCAAATTTAAGCTTGTACTTGAGCAAATGCAAGCTTTAAAGAATGTATCGGTTCGATTCTCTAGCGATAGCATTACTGGCGATTACATCAAAGGCTTGCATGGTTCGGTGATTATCCCGACCGCCCAAGATGTCAAGAAAGGTATGACATTGTGCAAAGCTTATCAGAATGAGGGTAAATGCTCTGGTTGCAGGGCTTGCTATGACAAGAAAGTAAAGCTTATCGCCTACCCTGCTCATGGTGCGACTATGCATAAAGTAATTCGCATTAAGCTTGCAGCATGATAAGGGGAAATATCATGTTCAAAGTATGTCAACAATACTTCGATGATTTCATCCAAGCAGAGCAATACGTCAAGCTGCTATTTCGTTTAACACGTAAAAAATACTCAATTGAGAGGGTTTGATTATGACTAACAAATACAAAGAATTGCTTGGTTGGGCACTATCACTAGCAATATGCTCAATTATTTTTATATGGTCTTTTATTGTCGCAACAAACTAAGGGGATAACATGAGATTACATGACAAAGTTATACCACTGTCTCTCTTAACAGAGCATAAAGCTAAAAGTACGGCAGCTATGCTCCAATCCGATGATGATTGGACATATGAGGCTATCCCTTGGGGGGATAAGTATTGGACTATAAAAGTATCGGATGACGATGGCTTTTTAGGTTATATCTAAGCAATACCCCTAGAATCTATTAAAACGGCTCTAGGGGCTTTTTTTACCCGTTGTATATGTATTGCTATTACTTTTCTTTTCAACGCCTATAAAGGCTTATTTTTAGGGGTATGTTATGAAGTACTTATTAATTGCTTTGTTGTTTGTATCTGGTGTTGCCTGGGCTTGTAGCAGTAATTCGTTTATGGGATCAGATGGTAAAGTGCACATATGTATTACGTGCTGCACTGGTGAGAATAACCAAAACTGTGTAACTACGTGTAATTAAGGGGATAGAAATGGATGATTTTGATAGAGAAATAGCGCACGCACAGAGAGTGCAACAACATAACGCTAGCTTGTTAAACCCCGAATGGGAATATGTACCTGCCAGTAAGACAGATATACGCAAGACCTGGGCTAAGTTTGGATTTAAACCGCCTAGTGAACAAAAGGTAGTTGACAAGCATTGATTTAGTTTGATATTGTGCGGATGTTGTCGTGATGGACAATTAAACCGTTATAGCAAGTGTCTGAACCCGCAAGGGTTGATCCCGCAAGGATTCCATCACCGGACACTTACTATAGCGGTTTTTTTATTCTTTACGCACATCCGTACCCCATACGATAAGAGAGCATTTATATGGATGGCTTGGGAGAGAACATAGGCTGTACTGCACCCGTACGCACGCCTCGCAGACTTAAATGGGTACTGCACAAGTTAATAGGACATGGTGCGACAAGACTATTAACGATTGAACATTATCTCAGGAAGGACTGGTGTGCTACGCACATGGGTCAAGGGAGCGAGTTTAGCACCCTTGGGGATACTATTATCTAAATATATAGGTGTAGAGAATGAATCCATATTTAATAACAGAGCCAACTTGTATATCTTTTAGTGGTGGTAGAACTTCCGCATATATGCTCTATCAAGTATTACAAGCTAACAATGGTTTGCCAGAAGATGCAATCGTTTGCTTTGCTAATAAGGGTAAAGAAGAAGAAGCTACATTAAAGTTTGTTAATGATTGTTCTGTTAATTGGAATGTAAAGATCAACTGGGTTGAATTCCAAGACCATGAAGACCCGTTGCAAAGATATAAGAATGTTACGTATGAAACTGCATCAAGGAATGGTGAACCATTTGAAGCATTGATACGTAAACGTAATTACTTACCGAACCCTGTTACTAGATTCTGTACGAGTGAATTAAAGATACGCACAATGGCGTGTTTTTTGAAGCAAACAGGATTATTTGATGATTGCTCTAAGTCGGAGCTGGAAAACGCTTCTTGGATAGGGCTTAGATATGATGAAGCAAGACGGGCAACTAAGATTGCTGATAAACGCAGGATACCGCTTTATACAGCAGGGGTAACGGTAGCGGATATTGCAGAATTTTGGGATAAACAAGAATTTAATCTTGAGTTACCAACATATAAAGGTAGAACACTAGCGGGTAATTGTGATTTGTGTTTTTTAAAGCCATTAAACCAAGTTGCGACTTTGATAGCGGAAAAGCCAGAAAGGGCGATATGGTGGGCAAGGATGGAAGCGTTAGCGTTAGCGTCCCGACCCGATGGTGCTACGTTTAGGAAGGATAGACCTAATTATGCAAGTATGTTGCAGTTTACGAATGATCAAATTTCATTATTTGATAAAGATGAGGATGGTATAGCGTGTTTTTGTGGTGATTAACTTTATAGGGGTGAGAAATGAACGAACGAATTAAAGAACTCGCTGAACAAGCGGGGCTTACTTGGTCAAAGCCATATGATTTTTGGTGTGCATATGACGAAGAACTTGAACGCTTTGCAGAACTAATCAGGCAGGATGAGTGTGAGGCTTGTGCGAAGTTGTGTGAAGCAGAAATGAATTGTGCATATCAAGAAGAAGCAAAACTTTTACCACGAGGTAATAATGATTTATTGCGTATAGCTCAAGGTGCTAGTCATTGTGTACACGCAATTAGAGCAAGGGGTAAAGAATGAACCGTGAACTATTACAACAATGCTTGGACATGATAAATGCAGCAATCAAGTCTGGTGACTGGAAGGTTGACGGGGCTTGTGACCCTGATAGCTTAATCAGAAGGCTTGAAGCAGAGTTAGCCAAGCCTGAGCAAGATAAAACACAGCAAGCATTAGACAAGAAAGCCGATAACGCTCGTGAACTAGGGTTGGATTATGAGCCTGTCTTGTGTGGATGTGGTGATGGTATTGTGGCGGATTCTGGTGCGTTATGCGGGATATGTGCAAGCCTAAAACCAATTAGAGAATGGGTAGGTCTGACGGATGATGAACGTAAAAAAATTCTTAAATTTAATGAAGAAAGCAAAATCGGCGTTGCTTTTGACATTGAAGCCAAACTAAAGGAGAAAAACACATAATTTGCATTACTTAATTAATTGCTGTATATTATTAACTGTAGTACATCTCAACTCAACTTAGGGGCTATAAATGACCAAATTCTGTGTCAACTGTAAGCATTATCAAGCACCACTCTGTCAACGTCCTACAGGTGTTAGCCTGGTGACGGGTGTTGCATCTTCTCGCAATGTCTATGCGGAAATAGAACGCACGTTATCAAATACTGGGTGTGGCTCTCAAGCGAATTACTTTGAATCTATCTTTTCCGAAATTCCATTTGGGGGACAAGCATGAATGATCGTAATGATTTCTTACCGGAAGTACGCAATAGTGCCTGGTGGTCTGGTGACTCTCGTAAGGTAGCTAATGGACGTGCATTAGATGTTGTCCTTACCAAGCAAGGCAAAATGGAGATTCCTGACCTATCTGGCATTGAAGCCGTACAGATGGGACACGTTATGCAGCCCGTTATTCTCAATCTTGCTCAGAATGCACTAAAAATGGAGATTAAAGATGCCGATTACTCGCTTGCCCACCCGAAAGAAAGTTGGTTTAGATCGCATTTTGACGGAATCACGGCTGATGGACAGATGCTCGTGGAAGCTAAAAACTACAACGCCTCGGTACGCAACAAATTCGACTTTGAAACAGGCAGGATACCTGCGGCTGACTATGCACAACTTGTACATGAAGCGGCTGTACACAACATCGAAAAAATCTGTCTCGCTGTACTTTTCGGTGGACAAGAATTTAAATATTTTGTGTATGAAATTACTCAGGATCAAAAGGACGACCTCATTCGACAAATGGCTGTTTTCTGGGGACACGTCCATGCAAACACTACGCCAGAGCCAGAGACGATTGAGCAGACGAAATTGCTCTATCCGCAATCAACAGAAGGCGTGGTTACAGCAACGCAGCAGATCGAGCAGCAAATCCTATTGCTGAAACAGTATAAAGAACGCATTAAAGAGGCTGAAGATCAGGTGGAGGCATTAGAAGTTGCAATACGCAACTATATGTCTGATAACTCTGAAATCCGGTCTGTAGACGGCACAACATTGGTGAGTTGGAAATCAGCTAAACCAAGCAAAAGATTCGATGCAAAACTCTTTCAATCCAGTATGGGTGACTTATACGAAAAGTTTTGTGTTGAACAACCAGGTAGTAGAAGATTTCTCATTAAATAGGGGTTAATTATGAACGAAACACCAGCTTTTCCAACATGGCGCAGCAATAAAGACATGAAGGAAGGTATGACATTACGGGATTACTTTGCGGCAGCAGCCATGCAAGGATTTCTGTCTTCAGAACATTTCGGAGGGGCATATAAATTGGCAGCCGAATATGCTTATCAGGTCGCTGACGAAATGCTTTTTCAACGGGAGAAAAACCATGAGTGATAGAAAACTTAATCATTTTCAAGAATGTGTTAAGTCTATTTGTGATTTGCATTTTGAATATATAGACAATGGAAAACTGTCACCGATGGAACTTATTGGAGCAATCGCCGCAGCTTCCCATTTAACTCTCAATTTTATTGATCGCATTCAAAAAGGAGAAGACAATGAGTAATATCGTACCTTTCCAAGAAATGCAGAATATGGCTCAAGCAATTGCTGCATCTAAGCTATTTGGCATTACAGATGTTAACCAGGTGCTAGCCCTTGGTATGGTCGCACAGGCTGAAGGACATCATTTCGCTACTGCTGCACGAGACTATCATGTCATACAAGGTAGACCTGCACTCAAAGCAGATGCGATGATGGCTCGATTCCAAGCTGCGGGTGGCAAAGTTGAATGGACACACTATGACGACGAAAAAGTTACAGGAATCTTTTCTCACCCGAATGGTGGATCACTTAGCGTTACTTGGACTATTGAGCAAGCAAGAAACATCGGACTTGTTAAGCCTGGCTCTGGATGGCAAAAGTTTCCACGAGCAATGCTTAGATCACGCTGCATTTCTGAGGGCATACGAAGCGTATATCCAGGAAGTGTATCCGGCTTCTATTCACCAGAAGAAGTAGCTGATTTTGAACCACCTAAAAGCAAGCATTTAGGCAAGATTGAGCCTAATCCTATACCAAGTATTACCCCAGACGGAGAAATCGTCTCAGAAGCCGTTTTAGACGCTCCTAGAGATGATTCTGAAGCTGAAGTTGTCAAAGAACCTACTATTCCAATGTTCGTACCAGGAATAGATGCACCTTATGGTTATTATTCGGATGTGGAGGCTTGGATTTATGCTTTTGCTGAAATGTGTGAGCGCATTGGGAATTCTAGCAAGTATTCTTTTGCTGATAAGCGGGAAAAAGCCAAAGCTCTTGCTCGTGCTAACGAAGGCTATATGGAAACATTCTCAGTAGCACAGAAAATGATTATTAACCAAGCTATTGCTAATTGCGGGAGTAACTAAAATGGCTGAAAATGCGTTTGTTGTACCACCTGGACGTGGCTACCTTTGGTCACAGGAAAAGAACAAGGAAACCGATCCTGACTTCAAAGGCGATATCGTCCTGCAAAAGGACTATAAAGCAGGAGATAAACTCAATATGCGAGCATATATGTCCACCGCTAAAAACGGTAAGCAATATGTCTCGATTTACGAATCGGTCACTCAAGCTGAATTTGCTAAACAGGCAAAAGCAGCCAGTTATCCTCGTGAAGTCAATATTGACGAATCAGATGTGCCTTTTTAGCCGAAAACCGATTTTTCTTGACGGAGGGGAGACATTTTGAGACACATACTGCACTTACCCTACCCACCCAGCATTAACAACTACTGGATTGCTAGTGGTAATAGGCGGTTTGTGTCCAAAAGAGGTAGAGCCTTTAAAGAAGCAGTACAAGAGTATGTTGCAACGCAGCAATTAGAATCTTTTGGGGGTGGTGCAGTCACAGTTGATATTGTGCTGCGTCCAAGAGATGCTAGGTTGATGGACATTGATAACTGTATCAAACCAATCCTTGATGCCTTACAGGATGCGGGTTTGTTTGATAATGACAGGCAAGTCCACCAAGTTTCTATCACACGGGGGCTAGTGAAGAAAGGTGGTGGCGGTTGTATCGTAGTTGTAGAAAATGCTTCACCTTCCGCAATGGAAGGTAGCCCCACCGAATCCTAGCGGTGTTGAGAGCCAGCGGTGACCTGGTATCTAGGGTAGTCACCACCTTACTCAACCTTACAGGGGATCATCATGGTAGTAGAGAAAGAACGTCTTATCGCTGAAGCTATTGCAGCGCAGCAAGAACTCCAGGCTTACATTCAATTCGTTGCATACCTCCAATCGCAAGAGGAACGTATGCTCACGAACGTTTCATTTATCCTTTCACAACTGATAGAGGCACTAGAAAATGAGTAAATTATTTATCGCTACACCGATGTACGGTGGAATGTGTACTGGGGCATACGCTCAGAGCCTTCTAAACGTGTCCTCTATCCTTCAATCGGAAGGACATGAGGTATTGATGTCATTTATGTTCAATGAGAGCCTCATACCTCGTGCTAGGAACGCCCTTGCTCAAGCCTTTATGAAGTCTGATGCCACGCACATGATGTTCATTGATGCTGACATCAAATTCAATCCTTACGATGTCCTGACGATGCTGCAAACGGATAAAGATGTCCTGTGCGGTATCTATCCCAAGAAAGAGATCAACTGGACAACCGTTAAGCAAGCTATGGCTAATGGCGTACCTGACGATCAGCTTAAATATCACACAGGTAGCTTTGTTGTGAATCTGGTGGACTATGCACCGTCTGTCACCGTTCCTGTCGATCAACCTGTTGAAATACAGAATGGTGGTACAGGTTTTATGATGATTAAGCGTGAAGTGTTTGAAAAGCTACAGGATCACGTCAAATACTACATGAATGACGTGGCAGACTTAGGCAATACGTTACAGGGAAGAGAGAAAATATTTGAATACTTCCCGACACCTATTGAAGCAGGGACTGAACGCCTATTGTCAGAGGATTATGGCTTTTGTGCAGCTTACAGAGCGATTGGCGGTCATATCTATGCCGCACCTTGGGTAGTCCTTGCTCACATCGGTACGTATATGTTTGAAGGCAGGCTTATTCCCGCACCATGAGACGCAAGAAATTCGATGCTGAACTTGATAAGGCTTGCGATCCTGAAACCAGAGAGGCAGTCAAGCTCTGGGTCAGGCGCAACTGGCAAGTATTCGCTGAAGACTGGGAGAAATACAAAGCCGATCTGCTGCTTAAACGTGAAGGCATACCCGTTGCATACGCAGAAGTAGAAATGCGATCCTGGGGCGGTTCTAAATGCCCGTATAAGACCATTCATATTGCTGAACGTAAAGAGAAGTTGTTAAAAAACAACCTGCCAACATTAATGTTCGCATTAAATGATGATTTGCGTTATGGGTATATGTGTATAGCTGAAAGAATACTAAACTGCAACAAGGTTGAAGTAAAAAACAAGTATGTTGCACAGAATGAGTATTTCTATGATGTACCCATAGAGTACTTCCGTTATATACAACTAAGGTGAAGTATGGAATTCTCTCAGGACTGGTTCTCACACAACATTCCTAACTTTGAGCATATCAAGACGATATTGCCATCAAACAAACGCATCCTGGAAGTTGGCTGCTTTGAAGGACGTGCTACCTGTTGGATGCTAGAGAATTTACTGGACGATAACGGTCAAATGACCTGTGTGGATACGTTTGAAGGCTCAGAAGAGCATGAGAACCTTACTCTGACGCTACTCTTTGAACGTTGGAAGCAGAATGTTGACTGGGTACGCAAACAAGGTCAACTTGTTACCGCCTACAAAGGCAAATCAAGTGTTGCTTTGGCTAACTTGATCTCTCAAGACGAAAAATACGACTTCATTTACATAGACGGTTCTCACCAAGCACCAGACGTAATGACAGATGGCTGCATGGCATGGCAACTATTGAATGAGAACGGGATCATGCTCTTTGATGACTATCTCTGGCAGGATGTGCCAGCGATGCTTCACAGACCAAAGATTGCGATAGATATGTTTACGACTTTGTTTGCTGAACAGGCTGAACTGGTTCTGTGTGGGTATCAATTGGGGATTCGGAAACTCCCCATTTCACCTTCAGCCAAACCCGTTCATGCGCCCAGTACAACGTGATCTTGGTGAGCAACTCCACAGCCGTAATGCTAAATGCAATGGTTGCTTTTTGAGTAATCAGCCAGGAAATAAAAAAGGTATCTAGGCTACCAGTTATACGCCAGGTGATGCCTTTGACTAAGCTACGAATATGCGAGTCCATCATCGTCTACACCCCCATCTTCTACGAGCAGCTTTACCACGCTCACCTTTCCAACTCTTAGATCGAGCGCAGAATGATTTATGACGTGGATTTTTGGGGTCTTTTGTTGGTGCTTTTAATTTGCTACCAGTTGCTCTATTTGTTTTTGCCCGACCTTTCGCAGTTAGCCCAGCTCCTCTTGAAACAGGGAGCTTCTCACCACGACCCACAGAAAGATTCGGATTCTTAGACATTTAAGCCGCCATCATTTTGGCACGATGCTCAACTAAATCTACCCGGTTCAGCCAGCCTTTGCCATATATCGGAAAATTCTTTAAAGACTTGTAAAACGTCTCTTTGTTATCAGAGTACTTCTCTATCAAGTTTTCAGGATTTTCTTGGTAAATCTTGTTTACTTTGGAAATAGTGATCGGTCCTAAATGACCGTCAACAATCACATCAATAGACTGTTGAAGTATGACAATAGCTCTGTTAACCCCAGAATTAACAGCAAAATCAAAACAGAGATAATCAATCCCCGAAGGTAGCTCATCAGCACGGACAGCATCCCAATATTCCTTTTTGTATAACGGCTTTACGTCATCATGCGTTAATGCTCGCATGGCTGCTTCATCAACTTCATGTCCGATCCATGCTTCCCAAACTTTCTTAGTGATACCAAGGTTAGTCATGCCACCGGGATCATTAGGATCATTAACAAACCCACCTTCTGAGTCAATCAAGTAATCAAACGACTTATCCCAATTAGCCAGCATTATCTTTTCCTATTTTGATCCCAGCAATCGTGCCAACAAATGCACCCACAATCGTATTGAACGCTGGCGTAATCATCTTAAATATCTCGTTGTTATCCACCTGTGGATCAAACAATCCAAACAACACGACAGCAACGGTTGCCACCATCACCATCGACAAAGTAGCGCAACAAAGCATTGTGATCTTGTCAGCTATGTTCACTTGCTATCATCCTTGCTTTTCATACTCATAATCTTTTCTAGCGTTCTACCGCCAAAATAGAAAGACATAATCAACATACCCCATTGACCTAGCAACTCAACGTATTTGGTATTGGTGTCGTGACCAAACGCAGACATAAGCGCAAACGTGAAATAGCCACTAAGAATCGCTATAAGGGTCATAGGACGGATATTCTTGGATAACCAAGAGTCTGATGCCATATCCGCTTGTTGACGCTTGGTAAGCTCTTGCGCCTCCGTCATATCCGCTTGCAATTGAGCAAGCTCTCCTTGCTGCTGCATTTGCAACAAGTCTAGTTGCGCTTTTGCTTTAGCTTCAGGGTCGGGAAAAAACTTATCAATCAGTTTCATCCCAACGCCAATGATTGCGTCAAGAGGAAACATGATTAGATCGCCTTAAAGAAATCTCTAACTTTATCCCAAGCCTCTACAGCAAGGGTTTCAATCTCTGAAGGCAGGTTAGCAATCTGTTGCTCAAGACTAGCTACTTGCGCCTTTGCAGCATCCAGATCAGCCTGTAGTTTCTCTTTAATCGTCATATCAATACCCGTTTGCGTTAGCACTGTTAGTAATCAAGTAACCCTCAAGAGACACACCAATCGTTGTGTTACCTGTGCTGGTATTTACTTGCCATTGGATGTCCGTTCCTGCTGCATAAACAGATGGAACAACCCGTCTAATTTCAAAGTTCCCAGTAAAAGGTCTACGAGTAAGAATCTGCTGAACACCCGCACTGTTAACAGTCACAACCTGATAACTGTTATACGTACTTTGAGAAATAGCAGGTGCAGTTGAGAACACTTGCGACCTTGTTAAGTAGAACGTTGTGTTAGCCGGTACGGTGTACCAAGAGTTTTGTGACTTACCAACACCAGTCACAATCTTTGCATACGTATTTGACGTGTTACCGTCTGAGCTGGTTAACGTCACGTTAGCCGCTGGGTTGCCAGACACCACAACAAGACTATTTACCCGAAAGTAATTGTTTGCAGTTGCAACGCCTGTCGAACCGTTAAGCGTAACAGTCTCAACAACCGGATTGTAGTTAGCATCCAAGCCATTGATTGTTACCTTTGCAGTATCGCTACCTGTACCTGTCATCAGCATAGGAATAGCAGATGCAGGATACGTATAAACAGTATTGTTTTCCCAAATAGGAATAAACGTATTGCCAACGGTAGTTTGATACCCGTAGATGCTGACTATTTGATGATACGGAATCTGACCTCTACCCACTTGTAAGTCAAATGGTTCAGTCCTTCCGTGCTGCGTCATCGAGAAGGAAGATGGAGATGCCATTATTTGTACACCTTGTGCTTGGTTTCAGGCTTAGTCGTTGGCGACCAATTCGTATTGCGTTGCCCACCAAAATTCCAGACAGAAATGTATCCAGCAGGAAGCTCACCGCTTACATGGGTGTTCTTGCCATCCCTAGAACCGTCTCTTGGCAATTGTGGACGAACAGATTTAGCAATCTGTTGGTTAACTTCACTCGGACGCTTGTGACCCTTGATCATTTTTAATCCTTTCTTTCACGTTAATAATAAGATACGAGAATATTGAGAAAAAAGCCATAGTGACCAATCTCTCCCAACCTGGATCGTGCATCACCCAGCAAGCTAGAAAGAATGACAATCCCAACGACAAGATGACAAGCAACCGACCCATCACCACATCCAATGCAATCCGAACAAAAGCAATGACGTTCATATGTATCCCCTAGTTAAACGAATACACAGTTTAACCTTACTCGTCATCTTCTGGGGTAACAAATCCTGAACCCCACTCATCCTCTGTTACTTTCAACTTCAACTTCTCTACGTTAATCGCTCTATCCAATACCCTACACTTATCTACAAGCGTAGCAGTAGGATCAGCCATCACATCCTGCAACATCCTAGCAATAGCGTTCTCCAACGCTGGATTAACGCCTTTTGTTTTCTTGCTCATTAGTACCCCATTGCTCGTCTAACTCCGTAAGCAGTTGAGCCGCCAACAAATGCAGCACTGCCTGTGATTGCGCCACTAATTAAATATTTAATCTTTCTAGCGGCTTCTTCTTTTGTTGTTGCCAATTGCTTAATATTATTGATTTCTTTTGTCCACAATGAATACTCATTTTCATTGAGTATTTTTGCTTGATACATATCATCAATCATTTTTTGAGCTGTTCTAGGAACTTCAGAAGCAGTAGCATTTTTAACAAAATTGTAGTTTGTGTTTACTAACCCTTGTTGTTTATCAGATAACTTTGTTATTGCTTCTCTTTCTGTTTCTGCTCTTTTACCAACTTCTGCACGTTTTGATTTGATTTGATTTATTTGCTGATCTAATGATCCAACTTTGGCTTCAGATTCACCTAAGTTTGTCACATACCGACGAACACGTTCATTCAAACCAGGAATGTCATTTACCCATTCACCGTTCTTTTCTAACCATTGTTTTGCTTGTTGAGCGTTTTTGCCTTGCAGCTCATTAACAACGTGCTGGGTAGCAAACTTGCGTACAGCAGCTTCGTCACCCGCTAATTGTTCACGCAAAACACGAACGGTATCCCGATTCTGGAAGTAATAACCAGGATAATCAGTTGGCATCATTTGCAATCTATCAGGTACGTCTTTTTCTTTTGCAACGCCTCTTGCACCAAAAGATGTTTCATACGCATCTAATGGCGTACTCAAATCTTTATATGTTTCTCTAAATGCTTTTCTTGTAGGAGCAAAATTATTTAAAGCCTTGGACAACATATCAGCAATACTTCCGCTAAATTGCTGCGTAACTGCGTCATAACCTTCTTTAGGCAAACCTTTGCTTGCCTCGTTGTATTTACGAAATACTTTTTCAACACCTTCAATGTCTTTAGTTGTTTGCAAATCTTTATACATTTGCATTGCAAGTTTTCTTTCGTCTGGATTAAATTTTCCAGATGTTGTCATTTCTCTGAGATTCATCATCACGTCAGCAAATTCAGGTGATGTTCCCCAATTCTTTTCGGCTGCTTCTTTGAAATAATTAGCAGCATCTTCTTTTGCCCGTTGTGATCTAGCTGCTTCACGAGTAAATTCCGTACCCGTCAATCTACGCTGCATTTCATCGCCTAGTTTGGCAGTAGACGATGGCTTACCTAAATCAGCATAACGAGCAGCATCTGCTTCACGTATGGCTTGAATTTCTTGCGCTCTTTTTACTTCCGCTTGCGTCAAATTAACTCTGCGTTGACCGCTACGTTCAATCAGAGCATTGATAGCTTCTCCAGCTTCTTTAGGAATGTTTTGAGATGCGGTTTTGGCAAGACTTTCAATATCTCCTCCAAATGTGCTTAACGCTTTCTGTAACTCTTTTCCTTTTGCAGCTTCTCTCAAAGGTTTTGTAGCTTTGACACCTGCACCAATAATTGTTCCAACAGGAGTTAATGCTTCACCAAAAAGCTCACCGCCTTTACGATAAATGTCCGTTTCTGGCTTAACTCCAGGAGTCATGCCTAAAGCCTTTTCGCCCAATTGCAAATATCTTTCATAATCTTCCGATGTAGGAAGAACAGTGCTTTCTGCTCCTTTTCCACCGACAAGTTTAGGTATGGTTTGAGTAAAAAAACCTTCCATTGATCCCAAGCCACCAGGAACGCCAGTTGCTACGCCACGTAAAATAGAACCAACCACATCGCCAGATGACACATCCTCTGGTTCTCTTGGTGTATACAGTTTTGATTTGCCCTTCAAAAAAGCATCAGGATCAAATCCACCAGACTGACTTGATTTAGGTTCAGCATTTGAACCCTTCAAAAAAGCATCAGGATCAAACTCAGCCATTACTGGACTCCTAATATTTTCTTAATTTCCGGAACACGAGGATCATTAGGATTTGCTGCAATCCAGGCAAGAGCCGCTTCTATTTCTTGACTTGATGCTTGCGTTGAGCCGCTTGAACCTGAATCTAAAACAGAGTTAACTGGAATAGTTGGTTTGCGAGAATTTTCATACACTTGATCCCACACTTGACGTTTAGCAGTAAGTCCAGGATAAAGGTTCTCATAAATTGCTTGTTGATTTTGCATATCTTGTTTAGCAACTCTAACTCTTGTTTTTAATGCGTCAGCAGTAATTCCTTTCCAACCATAAATAGGCTCTAGAATTGCTTGTTCAGGACCAGTAAGAGCTTTACCACCAATCAAGAACTCACCCGCTTGCATACGAGCAAGTTTAGATTCAAGTTCAGGGAAATCTTTAGCTAAACGCTGCAAAACGGCTGGTTCAAGTTTTGTAGCCGGAGTAATATATTTTGAGTATTTTGGATCATTAAGCAATGTATCCAAATCTTCAAGGTTTTTAATAGTTTGATAACGATTAACCGTTTGAGAAATTTCTTGTGCGGTTTTAGGCATACCTTCACCCAATCCACCTGCTTTACTTTGTGCCGCACCCATCTTACGAGCCGTTCCCATAACGGACGGATCAATTGGGTTGCCTTGCAGATCAGTTGTCTTGTGTGTTGCTGTATTGTAAATAAACGCTTGATTCGTTTTGCTATCAATCCACGTTTCTTGATTTGCTAGGTTTTGCTGTTTTATCTTGTTAACATATTCTAGTGATCGTAATGCCAAATTATCCAATTGAGCTTTTACTTCAATTGTTTTCATACTATTGTTAGCAACGTAATCAGACGCAGCAATACCTTGATAAGCTCTGGCTTTCAGTTCTGCAAACTTTTGATTAGCTTGTTCAAGGTCAACTGCACGTAATTTAGTTGCAGATTCAAGCGTTGCTGCCACAGCAGCAGCCTCGGCTTGCAATCTCTTCATGTTAATTTCAAATTCTTTTTGACCATTAACAATCATGTCTTTACGACCTTGCTGATAGCCCTTTAGCGTACCGTCAATAGCAGAAAGAACATTTGTTGCTGATTGTTTTCCTGACTTACCAAGCATCACACCAAGAACACCAACGATTCCTGCTAGCTGTGCGTAATCAGATACCGTTTCTTGCGGCACATGATAAGTTTCCTTCATCTGATTAGCAATTTGTTCTTGTTGCCTTCCCGTCTCTTGTATTTTTTGTTTGTACGGCTCATCAACTGAAGCAATACGTCTAGATTTGATTTTCTCCAATTCAGCATCTAATTTTGCTTTGTTCTCAGCATTTGCCGCAGCAGCCTTTAATGCTTCCTCAGGAGTCAATCGCATTTTTGGCGTTTGATTCATTTGACTAATTAAAGAGTCAATCCTTACTTCATCGTTTGAAGTATCAGGACTTGCAGTTGTAACGGTATCAACCATGTCTATTCCTTAACCAAAAATACTTGTTGATTGCGTTGCAGGTTGACCTGTCTGAGTGTTATATAGCGGTTGCCCCGTTATCGGACTATATTTAGGCGTTGTTGGGTTGTTAAACGCAATCTGAGCCAAACTCTGATACAAGCTAGACATCTGAGCAGCCAATTGTTGATCCGCTTGCAATCCCATCTGAATGCCTTGTACGGTGTATCCGTCTGCAATACCGTTCTGAGCCAATGCAGTATTAACTGATCCAATCTGAATTTGGTTAGCAAGATTGTTCTGAGCCAACTGAATCTGCTCTTGCGTCAATCCTAATTGAGCTGCTTGAGCCATCATGCTTTGACCTTGGACACCATAAGCAGCACCCGCCTGATAAGCCTGTTGACCTGCCTGGAACTGTTGTTGAGCAAGGTTAGCTAACGCATTCTGTTCTGCAACCCCGGCTTGCATTGCACCAACACCGCCACGAGAGGCAATACCTTGTTCAGCCTGTGCTTTCAGCGCATTGTAAGCCTGTTGATTAGCAGGAGTTAATGCACCGCCTAATGCTTGTTGCATTTGCTGTGTGCCAGTATCAATTAGAGGCTGACCGTAAGCAGAAATGTTCTGACCAATTTGCTGCAACTGAGGAATAACCGCACCAACTTGATTGGCTGCTTGTTGTCCATACAATTGAGCGTTTTGAGCAATATTGCCTAATTGCTGTTGTGCAGCTTGAGACTGAGCTTGAACTTGAGGAGCAATAGCACCTACTTGTTGTGCCGCTTGTTGTCCTTGTTGAGCAGCCGTTTGTGCTTGACTACCTACAGCAGCAGCCACACCACCTAATCCAGCCAATTTAGCAAGACCAGCAGCACCACCTAGTGCGCTAGTTAATTTACTTAGCCAATCACTGCTACCGCCATCAGGCTTATCCGTAGAAACAGGAGTTGTAATAGGTGGAGTAGGGGTATCCGAAGATGAAGCAACACCGCTTTGCGTAGATTCTCCAGGAAATGTAAGACCAGCCGGACTTCCTAATCCCGTAGATGGCGCAGCAGTTGAAGTTGTTGGTTGATTGAAATATGAACCAGACAGAGCTAAATCACCTGCTTGTGATGCGGTTGACGCATCTCCTCCGCCTGCACCAGCACCTCCTGCATCTGCTAGCGCATTACTAATTTGAGTGTTTTGAGCAAAACCACCACCAGAACTCGGTTGTTCAAATGCTGTCTCCATACCGCTAAATCCAGTATCGCCATCATCAAACTCAAGCAATCCTGTATCAGGGTTTCTACTACCTCTACCACCCCTTTTCTTGAGCAAAGCAGCTTCTTTAGGCGTAATGTGAGCAAGCACCGTGTCTTTGCCACGACCTTTGGAGCGCAATAGCTCTGCCAAACCTGGCAAGTCTAGCTTGAGCGATTCCATTAATAACTTACTCATCAATAACTCCCTGTATCGTCTTTAACTCTTAATGATGCTTGATTCCATACGTTCTGTTGTTGCCCACCCGTTGAAGGATCAGGTACATCACTTGTTGCTGAACTTGGTGATCCTACGTTTAATGCGCTTGCTAATGCCTGTGTACTCGGTGATCCAGTCGTATTAACCCCACCTGGACCATATTCAGTCACACCGCCAAAAGTAACACTACTACCGCCACCTGCACCACCACTTGTGCCACGAGTACCGCCTGTACCAGATGATGAAATCTGAGTGGTTGTGGTCGGCGCACGAGTTTGACCAGGCGCACCAGTTGCAGGAGCTTCTGTTTCAGATGTCGTAACGTCTATACCCAATAATTTAGCAAGTTCTGGGTTAATTAGATACTGTTGCGCCAAAGATTCTGCGCTAGTTAAACCCTTTGTTAAGTTCTGAGCATCTTGAGCTTGTTGAATAGCTAAATTGGTATCAGTAGGCGCAATATCCTGTTCCATCAATTGCGTCACCCAATCTGGCGTTGTTGCCTCAGTTGCCGCAGTTTGGAATCCAGATGAAACGCCGCCTTCAATTGCACCTAATTCAGCAGCTTGTGCCTGTTGTGCGCCCGTCTGTCCAGATGCGACAGAACCACCAAAATTCTTTGCTGCATTAGAAACCGTGCTTCCCAATATTTTTGCAACGTCTGAAGAAACACCAGCACCTTGTAACAAATCAGAAGCAGTTGATCCTACAAAAGGGCTTATTCCTGCACTTAAAGCAGAAATCAAAGGATTTTTGTTGGACAATGCTCCTGCTGCACCTGAGTTTGCGGCTTGAATTAACGCATTTCCAGCATTAACTGCGTCTTGACCTACTAACCCTAACGATGACCCTAATGATCCAGCAAAGCTATTTATTGCTGTTGCTAATCCAGATGTAACCGTTTCTCCACTTAATGCAGACGTTAATCCTGCAAACTCCGGTGACATTAACGCCGCACCCGCTACAAATAACGCACCTTGAAGTGCGCTTTGCAATATTCCTTGTGTTTGAATATTCTGTAGAGGAGCAATATCAACTGGATTTGCATTACTAGGTTCAGCAACCTGTCCGGTCGCTACCGCCTTGTTGTAACTTGCGGGTGTCCAAATTTGACCTGAAGCACCACGCCATGCCGTTACGTTACCGTTAGCATCAACGTTAATGGTTGGCGTGCCTGTGTAATCATTGATCTGATACGGTTGCCCTGTTGCAGGAGCATAGCCCTGTGTCCAAGCAGATGCGCCATATTGTTGCTGCAATGCCGCCTGTTGCTGCTGTTGTTGTTGCTGTTGTTGCAGGGCTTGATAATCAGCAGCCGTGACAATGTTGCCATTTGGATCGACATAGTATCCAGAGCCATCACCACTACTAACGAAACTATATCCATCCATTTACCGAAAACCCATTTTTTTTGGAGGCGGGGGAAACTTTTTCTAATCTAGCTTGTAATGTTCAAGGCAGACGCAATTTGTTCGTGAATGTACAAGTGAGAAGCGATCCAATCATAAAAATCATCTTCTACGTTCCAATCTACATCCAACATATTCTCAGGATTATCAAGCTGTAAAAGGTTCGCAATAGCCTGATGTTCGTCCTGATGAGAGAGCAACCAATCGTCCAAATTATCAGGATTTGCGTCCATTAAGTCGTATGCAGGGATGATATAGCCCTGTGCAAACAGCGTATCCCGAAAAACCTGGTGTTGTAGACCATTTTCAAAGAGAAATTGTCCTAAAGAGTCGATGTCACCAAATTCTACGGTCGATAACGCTGCATAATCCATTATCTATCTGCCTTTTGATCTAGCTTGTCATAAACCTTGTCTAGCAATTGCTCAATGCGGTCAAACCTAGCGGCAATATCAACTTTCTTGACGTAATTTTCAGAAACATGAAGCTCTAAACTGTTTACGTCAGTTTTTAAATCTTGCACTGCTTCCCAAAGCTGTCGAGCGAACCAACCAATGACAGAAAGTAAAGCAGCTAATCCTACGTTGATAAATTGTTGCCAGTCCATTGATTACACCGCATAGTAAGGAATCTTAACGACCGTCCCATTCAAATCAAACTGAATATATCCAGCAGGGACAAGAGGAAGGCTAGATGTAGCAAACGTAGCGGTAGATGATGTTGTAGCAGTATGGTTAGTTGTCTGTACGTTGATCGAACCACCCGTAATACTTACGTTAGATGAAACAAGATTAGCAAGATTCCATACACCCGCAGACGTAACGTTACCTAATGAAGTGTTAGCTACGCCACCGTTATAGAAAGTTAATCCGTCACCACCACCTACGCTGATGCGACCATTACCTGTTGAGTAATCAACAACGATACCGTCTGTATATGTTCCACCAAACGTACTTTTGGAATACAAGCCATTGTTAGCCGTAGCTTGTATAAACACAGCGTTAGCAGGAGTTGTCGCACCAATAGATACGTTATCCGCTGTGCCGCCTGTAATGGTTACTGCATTGGCGTTCTGAGTCGCCATCGTACCTAAACCTGTCACCGCACTGTTAGCAATGCTGATTGCTACGTTGACAGCGTTAGTAACCTGACCTTGAGCATTGATCGTGACTTGAGCAACGGTTGATGCGTTGCCGTATGTTCCTGCTGTGACTGCGGTGTTAGCAAGCGCAATCGTTCCGGTAGTCGTAATCGGACCACCTGTTAAACCCGTACCAGTAGCTACGTTGGTAACTGTGCCGTTACCACCACCACCGCCACCTTGAGTAATAGCTACTGTCTTTAACATAATTTACATTCCATCGCCATTTGTGATGTAAATACTTGCTGTACCGCTTGACGTAATGCCAGTAAAGTATGCGTTAGGCACAAACGTCAGAATCTCATCCGTACCGGGAAGCAAAGGCAAAGAAGCCTGTGAACTGGTCACAACGACCGCATTGCTTGTAGCATTAGCTGCACTTGTACCGTAACCAAGAAATACGACAACGTTACCGCTATTGATAATCCGATACTGGTTTCCGTTTACATTAGATGTAACTTGCACAGGTGTAGGCGCACTTGTCGCAGCCGTAAACGTTATGGTGTTACCGTACTGGGTAAAAGCGTTTGTACTCATTGTGCAGCCTCCTGAGTAGGCGGTACATAATTAGGATCGTTAGCCCAGACTACAGGTGCAAGTGCAGCAAGTGCATCGACTGTCGTGCAAGCATTGATTGCTGTCGCTTGGTTAGCAGCTTGCGTCCTGATCTCTGCTCTCCATGTATTCCACGCAGCAGGAACTTGTGTACCTGTCTCAGTAGCCATAATCACCATCCAGTCAGATGGATTGAGAAGCGTCCATGCTGTCTGGTTGAGTTGGTTGATTAAATTAGTCTTGAGCGTAGCCAAATCTTTAGGCGTCGTGGTGTACGTCACATCAACTTGATTCGTCTGTGCGTTATAGACAGGTGCGTTCTCAGTTACCCAGTAGTACGTGTCGTTAGGGTAGGGCGCATATACAACATCAACTAGACCAATAGCAGACTTAGCTTGTGGTGTAGAGAGGTTGAGCCAATTGGATGGATACTCAACACCATCCCAAGTAAACGCTGTTCCGGGCTGTATAAGTAAGGCGATTGCGCCGTTTTGAATAATTGCAAACATTATTACCTCGCTAAAGCGTATCTAAATGGGTTTTCAGCAAATGAAATTAAAATATGCCTATGGTTGTTTTGATTTAAATCTGCTGAAACAAGTTGTAAACCATTACTTAAATAGTTATATACAGCGTCAGTATATTCAGCACTAGATGCGTCTGCATCTAATCTTAAATTTTCTACGTTATATGTATTTCTAACAGAATCAAACATACCCCAACTACTACCACCATCTATATCTTTTGAAATAGTCCACTTTGGTCTAAATCCTAAATATACAAATGGACCACTAGTGCTTCCGTTGCCAGTAAAGTATGTAATTGCAGAGTATCCGGGTATTGGAGTCCAAGCATAAATAACATACGTTTGACCTGATCCGTTTCTATCGCCACTTGAGTCAAGAGTAATTACTGAACTTGTCGGCGCAGTAGTCATGGGAGAACCGGGGGATGCCCATGTTGTTGTGGTGTTTAATTCGCCCATTAACACTGAGCCTGTGACAGTGCTTAATGCTTTCCATGCCCCCGTTCCATCTCTGCGTTTAATTATCCAAAACGTAGGCGCAACACCAAGTCCATGACCAACCGTAGCACCTGATACGCCATTACCTGTGTATGTAATAATTGAAAATCCAGCACTAGCATTAACGCTTACAGTCGATGTAATTGATCCGTTGGTGTTGCTAGACGTTGTGCCTTTTCCTGCTTGCCATTGCCAAGCCACATAAGTTTGACCACTTCCATTATAAGTAGAAAATCCAGCATCACTACCTTTTGTTGCTGTAAATCCATTACTGTTATAAGACGAAACATAGCCACCGACGTTTGATGCTTGTGACAATTCTGCATCAGTATTATTAGATTGGATTTGACCACCACCACGAATGGAATCCATCCATACGTTCCATGCTGTACCGCTACGTTGTTTTACCCAAACTAAATCAGGTTGAAATCCAGCAGCGTTAGTGATTGCACGTGGACTTGTACCATCTCCTGTCCATAGCGTAGCATCCATGTACTTATTTCCGGCAAGAATAGTTCCCGTCGGAAGATTGTACGCATTGAGTGCTACATAGCCAGTTGGAGGTGTGTAGGTGAAGGGTTGTTGACCGAAATTGATTGCAGCATTACCGTTGCCACTACTATTTGTTCCTAATGATGCAAAATAATTTATTGTGGCAGGTGTAAATCCTGTAATAGCCGTTGCTTGAAGCACATTGTTTTTATAAAACGATAACGAACCTGCGCCAGAATCAAAGGCTACACCAAGAATATCGCCAACAGCTAGAGTTGCACCAGAACGAATAGTTGTGCCATTGTTGTATACAAGACCGTCACCTGAATAATAACCCCACCCATAAGCATCCCCGCCAACGTAGTTATTGAGGGAAGATGTGTTTGTTGATATACCAGCACCAAACTGAGTAGACGATATTTTTGTTACTTCCCAATACCATTTGCCGGTTGATGGAATTACAAATGTTCCTCTAACGCATCCAGCAGAAGAATTATTCCCTAAATGCTGCAAATTGCCATCTAGCAAAGTAATGCTTGAACCTTTATCTAACGGATTCATTACTGAATAATTAGCAACCGTAGCACTTGTCAGAGTCGGCACATCCGTCATTGAATCGTATGTGCTACCCGCAGTCAGCGAGATGTTATTTGTTGTCCAGTTATTACCGTTACCGCTTGAGTCGTAACCTAGCGTAGTTGTGCTAGTTGTATTTGTAAACGGTAAATAGAACCCGTTAGTACCATATGTACCTGTGTATTTAGCAGGTTGCCATACGCCTGTTACGGAATTGAATGAGCCGAATGATGATGGGGTGAGTTGCTGTCCATCAATAAAATTGATTTCAGCCATATAACCATCAAAATAAAATGGTGTGCCGGGTGCGTTTTCACCACGACCAAGCTGCGTCAAATAAGTGTTGTTGTACCAAGTTGCGTAATTTTGCGATGGATATGTAGATGATGAAAACGCTGTAACTTGAACACCGTTTACATAAAATTTAACTCTATTTGATGCAGTTGCCTGAGTTGTATCTGTTGCAATAACAATATGATACCAAGCAGATGGATCAGCAAATATTTGAGTAGTTTGCAAATTGATTTGCGTTCCTGCTGATATTCTATCAAAGTATCTTAATTGACCGTTTTCAAAACCAATAAACGCATAGTTAGATGTATTAGAAGATACACCTGAAAAATAAATACTTGATGACAATCCAATCGTGCCACGCTTAATCCAAAGACTCCATGTCCAAGTTGTTAGATTACTGGCTACAGAAGGAGTCCTATTTAAATAAGCAGATGCACTTGAACGAAACCGTAAGGATTTCGAGAGCGTATATCCACCCGCAGAGGGTGCAGCGATCTTAGCAGCACTAAACATTAGAAATTCTGCCCATAAACAGCACCATACGTATTTGTGCCATCTTGATAGAAGTTGAAAATATCAATCTTACCCGTAGCAGAAGTCGGTGTAGGTGTCGTACCACCCGCCCATTTCAATGTTGAACTACTGCTCCATGTCAACGCATCAGCAGCGTTGTACTTAACAATAATGGTGTAGCTCTTTCCTGCCACACTAGAAGGTAGCGTAATCGTTGTAGAACCGCTTGTAGTGATCTCTTGTATCGTACCGTTACTCAGAGATACAGTCGTGTTTCCTGTCGCTGTATAGAGCGTTTCTACGTAGTTAGTGACAGTTGGGTTGGTAAGCGTAACCCCCGATGACACGTTACCACTAGATATAGTTACGTTAGTTAGGGTTACGTTACCAAACGATGTAGTGGTGTTCCCAAGGTACACAGCCGTGTTACCAATCGTAATAGCTGTCGCAAAATTGGAATCCAGTTGCGATAACGGAATCGCAGTCGTTGCAGTTGCAAAGGTATATGGGACAGCCATTAGAACCTCACTCTCAATTCATGTTCAAATTCGAATCCATTTACAGTAAACGCAGGATTAGTAGATGTTACTGTAATGCCTAAATATTTTCCATACTGTGACGCATCAGTTTTGTACAAAGCGTAGCCAATCTGACCCCAGCCTATCTGTACACTACTGTTATTCACCCACGGTATCGTTTGCAGATTATTGTTCTGCCAAACCACTAGAGAAGTCAGCGTATAAGGTGGGCTTGATCCATTCTCGTAATCGACCGTTGCACTCATCGTGATCGAACTTACATTCGTAGCAGTCGCTTCAATACCGATTTTTAGAGCTTGCTTAGTGCGTATTGGGTCACCCATTGGCAACAAAGCAGTCTGAATCCTACTGGTGATGGAACCCGATACGTTCTGATATAGCTGATATAAAGTCGTGCCATCCGTACCAAACAGCGTAATACGACCATTTAGCGGGACAGAAGTGATATACGTCAGATTGTCGCCTTGAGAAGTGATAAACCACTTCTTTTCAAAGAAAACAGCTTGAATATAGCGATATGACTGCGTAAATACTGAATCATAGTATCTAAAGTTAAATGCAGCGCACAAAATGTTGTTCAGCAGCACTTGACCTGCATAAATCGGGTATGTGAAGTCGATATTAGGGAAAATACCGTCTAAAGGGTCTGATAGTTTGGTTGTCGTGCTACCAACGAGTGCATACACGCCATAATCGTTCAAAAACAGCACAGAACGGAAATACGGGAAGATCGTATACGGTCTTTTTGACCCTACAGATGCCGATACGTTTGTATTGGTGAATAACGTAACGCCATTGCTGTTAACAATAACGTTTGAGATAACATTAATTGAATCATCGCCAAATACATACAGGAAGTTATTGGCAGATAAAATCTGCTGTATGTTTCCATGTAGGGTTTCATCTGTTAAAACAAAACTGCCAGCAGAAACAGAAGTAAAATCAGTGTAGGAATTAGCAGCAGAGTAATATATAGTCCTACCCGCAGCGATCCACACACGCCCTGAAAAAGACGCAATCCCAACGTTCGGATCAGAGTTAACAATTCCTTTAAGTACTGCACCTGTTCCACCTCCACCTGAGACGGTCACCACCAAATTGGCTGCATTTGTGTAACCTGAACCTGGATTCGTAATTACAATTTCCGTTACCTGACCGCCAGCGAGGATGGCAGTACCAGCAGCACCTGAACCACCACCCCCTGAGAACGACACAACGGTATTTGCAGCGTTTGTATATCCTTTACCGCCTGTGACCACCACAGCAGAGGCTGTACCTGTCGCAAATGTCACTACACCTGCAATAGCGGTTGCACCTGTGCCTGACGCATCATTAATTGTGACGCTAGGTGGGCTTGCAGGGTTATATCCAGAACCCGCATCAACCAAAGAGATAGTTTCAACCACACCAGACAATACGGTTGCCACAGCGTTGGCTTGTGTACCGTTTGCACCAGGCGCACCAATTGTGACACTTGGGCTGACATAGCCAGAACCGCCATTTGTAACCGCAATAACGCCTACAGAACCAATATTGACAACATTATTGCCATCCCAAGAGAAATAACCCTTAGATGGATCAAGAATTAAGATTCTGTCGTTCTTCCATTGTGCGGTTTGTACTCCTGCACCACTAAATGTACCTGCACTAGCAACAACACCCTTTGTGCCATCTGTAGCGTTGTAATACTGTGCGCTTCCATCTGCCTGGAATGCAATCACATAATCTTTTAATTTAACGTTTCCAGAAGTTAAAGTCGTGGCAGTATTTGCCCACGTAACAGCAGTATTGGCTATCGTGACAGTATTGTAGTTAGGAATGATCTTTAGGTTAGCGTAACCAATAGGTTGAGCATTTTCTAACCAAGAAAACTCATCTTCTTTAATAGCTGTGCGGTTAGCTTGAGTATCAATTCCCCTAAAGGTTTTGACTACTTGATACGATTTTTTCTGCTCTGCCGCTGCCATATCAATAAATATTGCTATATGGAGATGGAATTCTTCGTGTGAAGACCGAATTCAGTACAGATTGAGCTTGTGCAGTGTATTGTTGCTTGTAAATCTCAGATTCACCAAACGATTGCTCATAGAACTTAGCCAAATACGCTGCATAGAACTGTACAGGGCTTGTATAAGGCGATTGAATGGTATCGTTGACCGTTGGCGTACTTAAACTCAAAGGTAAAGGCAAAATAACGGTATCCATCTCAATTTGATAGATTTGATCTGGAATAGGACCGATATAAATCGTATTTTGACCATATACAGAGAAACAACAAGGTCTACCAATGTAGTTTTGCCAAAATCTTAGCCTTGCATTGAAGTCTGACCAGGACAAATAGTCCAATGGCACACGAGAATTACCCCAATACAAGTTGATGTTAAGAATATCTAAAGTTTGTAGCCCTTGCGGTAAGGTTGAGAAAGGTATCTGCTCAACGTTACCTACATACGTCAAACCACAAGTACCATTTAAGAACTCAGTGCTAGGTGGATAATTGTTAAATGTGCTACCAGAACTTAATGGATACGGTGGCGCAGAACTGCTTGTTGTTCCTGCCGTTGTAACCTGGTAGGTGTAAATATTACTGAATATAAATGTTCCAGCAGCATAATAAGTATTGGCTAACCAAGGTGTTGGTGCGGTAGCGGTTACGCCACCAATCGTTGTAGCTGGAGGAGGGGGTGTTTGTATAACCTGAATCGTTCGCAGACAGCCAGTATCACGCACAAGACGTTCCCGTGCGGAATTAATGTAATCTGTTAGCTGCTGATCCGTGTAAAAATTCGCATTGGCATCATGCAGCAAACGTCTGACTTCCGTGATGTACCCGGAGAGATTTTGCGACATTTACGTTCCATAACTTAGGCTGCTGATCGGACTTTTCCCTCTGTTTGCTTTACAGCTCGCAGAGGTACTCTTTCCACCACCGGGGATTCGTGGTTCTTTTTTGGAGGCTCAGAGGAAAACTGCCACTTTGAAAGACGCTCTAATCCATCTTCCAAATCATTAGCAGTCCTAATCCATCCGAGCCTTGCCAGAAAAGGTTCTTTGTCTTCTACTTTGTAACCAAAGATATGTCGGGCTGCATCTTCATGCAACTCGACAGTTTCTCCAATCTTAAAAGTCCAGAACTGACCGCAATAGCCATCTTTAAGGATTTTGTCAGAATTGTTAGTTACGTAGATAATAGACATTTAGAAGCTCACTACATCGCCATAAACTGCAATATCAACAGTGTTACTGTTTCCACTAGCAGTGTTGACGTTGACATAAAGTGCTTGAGTGACAAAGCCAGTAACAGCAGTATTTGCGCCGTAAGCACCGTTAATTGTTAGGTCTTGGTATTTACCGCCACCTGTCAAATTACTCAGTACAACGTTTGCAACTACAGCGTTGGAGATGTTGCCATCATTAGTCGTTGTGATTGACACGTTTGCCGATGCGACTGAACCAGTAGCATTTTGAACGGTGATCCGACGAACAATAATTGCACCAGAACCAACAGCAGCATTTGCATTAGTTAAACCACCACTCAAAATAGGCAAAGTAACAACTGCGTTACCCGTAGTATTTAATGCGGTGGCTTTTACGACAGCAACACGACCATTACCGAAACTGTCAAGATAGAATTGACTGACTGAATCGTAATTAGCCATGTTTGCTCCTTAACTGTTGTAAGTGCCGGATACTGCCTGACCACCGTTGACCGTAGCCAAGGTAATCGTGGTAGCAGTAGCAACGATAACGTTTGCACGAACGTTAACACCGTCAGAGATCAATACACCGCCAGTATTATTGGCAATGAGGGTTGACCAGGTTGAAGGCGTAGCGCAAGCGGTGTTGGTGTTGTAAGCCGACACTGCTTCGATGGTTACGTTAGCCGTTGGGAACAACAGATACGTACCTGCTGGAACAATAGTTGTGCTGTTGTTACCAGTTAAGGTCGTAAGCTGCCAATAAGCACCAGGAGTGTTAGTACTGGCATTAGCGAGAACAATTTTGTTTAAACCAAGTGACATGACTATATCTCCTTAGATAGCGATTGAGTTATAGCCAGACACACGGGTCATCGACTTGGGCTTGGTCGAAACCAATTCCGCAATCATCAGAACCGCACCGACGTAACCGATTTGCCAGTTAGGCAGAGTCGATTCAAAGCCAGTAAACACGAACGAACCTTGCTCGTGAATGTAGAGCGACAGATAGTTGCTGTTGATGAAATATACCGTGCCTTCTGGACAGTATGGATCAGGATAAATTGGCACACCAGCGACCATCAATGCACGGAATGCAGCTTGAGGACCGTTGTTGTCACCATCGAAACCATGACCGGGGGTGATAACGTATTGCTCTTGACCAACATAGTCTTGAGCCAAGAGCGTCCAAGTACCGAAACCGCAAACGCCGAAAGTAGGAACTTCTGCGCCGTTCTTAACAGTACCAGAAATGTACTGAAGAATGTTTTGACGGGTTGGGTTGACGCTACCAGCAGCATAAACTTTCGACTTCCACCAGGTGTAGGTCGAACGGTTGATGTTACCGTAGGTTTGCAGGTTAGTACCGTCATCAATTGCACCGGGCAAACCGATGAATTGTTGGGTATTGGTGTAGTTGGTGTACAAGGCGGTTGCCATTGCATCCATCATCACGTTGGTCGCATCGTTCATACGAGCTTCGATCAGAGGAATAATAGCGTAGTCTTGTTGAACCGCACCTTCCATACCGAGGAATGGAACTGGAGCAATCATCAGCTTGAGGTTGAACTCAGCATTGAAAGCACCTTGCTGGACTGAAGGCTGGTTGAAAGAACCAGAGTAGTCAGACCATTGTGCGTTTACAAACTGTGCGCCCTGAACAGGAACAGTTACTTGGCTCACACCGCCTGATGCTTGCTGACTGTTGGCAATCAAAGCAGCCATAAGGGGGGTTGAGTTGTAAAGCTGGACAACCAGCTTGGGAATAAATGCCCTACGAGTAACGTAAGTCAATTCATTGTATTGACTTGTGCCACTCTGAGGGAGAATACCGCCGCCGATAGGCATATTAAATCTCCTTAGTTAAAGAACGGCACAAAGCCGCCAAACAAATTTCCCCGAAATCAAATACCAATTGGTCTACGACCAATGTTATGAATTTCCTGCAATGCAGTAGCTGCCTCATTACGAGCCGCTTGCTGCGGATTTTTCCAATACTTTGACAAGTCAAACTTGTTCATTGCATTAGGGTTGTAGCCAGTGGGCGTGGGTTCAGCAGCTTGCTTCATCCATTCCCAATGTTGTGCTGCTGTATCGTGATTGGTGATGCCTTGATCGAGCATGATTTTTTCAATTTCGCTCACAGCATTATCATCCACGTTATAAGTCTCTTTGAGTTTCTTGCGCTTAGACTCTAACTGATCACGAATCTCACGCTCACGCAACTTATTTTCCATTGCTATAACTTTTTCTTCAGCAGCGGTAATTTTTTGGTTTGTGTAATCTTCGATCTCTAGTTCAGGAAAAACCATTTCAGGGTTAACCTTCTTCGTCATTCGTAAGAGTTCTTTGCGGGTTTCAGGACTTTCAGATAGCGTCTTGGTCAACTTCGCCAATTCGTAAATCTGAGCTTGATCCATGTTCTCTAAGCTACTCATATTTATCCCCTAGAATGCTTTAGATAACTTTCTTCGTGTCACCAGGACGGGACATCGACATCATGTTTTTGTACCCAGCCTTAGGAGCTGAAGTCAGACCACCAAATTGTGAATAACGGGGTGTGTTAACAATTTGACCGTTTTTCTGGTTGTTGTCTGTTGGATTGCGGGGAGCAGACGCACCACGTGGTTTAAATAAGTCCATTTTGATTCCTTTACATTGGAGGAGGCAAACCGCCTCCGGGAGGGGGAAGACCAGGAGCACCAGGAGGTTTCATTCCACCGGGAGGTGCAACTGGAGGTGGTGGAGTGGGTTGACCCGTTGGTGACATACCGGGAACTGAAGGCGCACCCGCCATAACTTTTGCTTCTGGAGATGAGCCACCTGCTTGAGGCAGATTTTGCAGCAACTGTAAAATTTCTGATTGTTGCAATTCGTTTGTTCTCGCTTTGCGAGGACCGATAATTCCGGAGATGGTGCGAATGGCATTCAGAATCTTCTGACCTTCTGGCGATTCACTACCAAGTGCGGGAAGAGCTTGTTCTAACAAATCGGTAGCCATACCAATGTTAATCATTGAGGCTTCACGATTACCCATCTTGGGTTCTGGGGTAGACATAGGCGAACCCATTGGAGGTGTCGCACTGTCTGACATAGTGATCGGGGCTGCGTCAGCAGGAGGCACTCCACCAGGAGTTGCGGCATCCTTTTGGCTTTTCATCAACTGCATCAACTGGTCGGGTGGCACTGCCATAGTTATTTCCTATCAGAATGTGTGTAGGTTAATACTAATTCTATGAAAGTCAAGTGGGAGGAGTTATTTTTTAGTTTCCCGACCCTCGGCAGGACTTAACGGTGTTAGCCGCAATTAACGGGGATTACTCCCCAATTAATTACTTGCGAGCTTTACGACCTTTGCGAGCTTTACGTGCCATGTTAATGACTCCTTTAGCAGCGGCCACTTATTTCAACGGGAAAGCAGCCATACCCGATTCCCTGAACGGAGAATTCTTTACCTTTTACTGCGCCCATAACTTCTCATTGAAGCGGAGTTACGAGAATAATCTTTTGGTGCAACATTACGATACTGCACAGAAGGTGAAGCGTCACCTCTTTTCAACGATTCAGTTGAAACTCTTGGTTGATCCGCTTTGGGTTGGACTTGTGTTGCCATCACGCCGCCTTAGGAACAGATTTCGGTTTGTGAGCAGGTGCTTGCGGTTTAGGCATCGCAGCTTCTTTCTCCTCACGCTTCTTCAAATCTTCTTTCAACAATTGCTTCATTGGTGGTTCAACCAAATCAAGCAAGCCCATCTTATCAATAGCACCCACTTTAAACAAGTTAAATGCAAGTTGTTTTGTGTCTTCAGTAAAGATTGGGCTATTGCTGTGTGCGTCAACTTTCACAACAAAATCTTTTGTGAATTGTTCCGCAATAAAGGGCGTGCCTTCAGAGTCTTTGAAGTGCGTGGCATCGTAGGCTTGCATCAATTTAAGATAGAGTGTTGCTACTTTTTCCAGACTGTCTTCGACAATTAAGGCACGTTTCTTAGCACGACTAGAACCTAGACGAGCAAGCTGAGAGGCATGACCAGTGGATCTAACGCCGGACTCCCCTTTGCCA